CTCGCCTTGCCCGCTGTGGCCTATGCCGCCCCCGTCTGGGAAGAAGCGGTGAAGTCGCTGCTCCCCGCCCCGTGGGGTGGCCTTCTGTTCGGCGCCTGGGAGGGCTGGTACTTGGGCGACTACGCCACTCGCATTCTGGCCCATACCCTCATGACTTACCTCCCCTCGCCCGTCGCGGCCCATGCCATCTTCAATACGCCCGGCGCCTGGCTCGGCCTCCTCTCCTTCGACCCTGACATCCGCGAGTTCGCCAAGGACTATAAGCCCGGCGACGTCGTCGACCCCGAGCGTTCCGTCGCTCTCATGCGCAGCGCCACCGACCGCCTGTACGGCGATACGCGCGACGCCGTCCGCAATCTCACTTCGCGCGTCCTCCGCATCTCACAAGTCGCCGTCGGCAACCTGTGGCGTGACAAGAACACCGGTCTGCCCGCCCTCGTCGACTATTGCCCGGGCCTCACTCAGCCTTTAAACGAACTATGGTCGTCCATACGCGGCGAGAGATAAGGCCATGCGCGCCTCGGGCGCGCGCCATCTGCGTCGGCTTTTTTACGGTTGGAAGCCTTCCGCACATATCACGTAACTGTGATCACAACCTGCTCAACGCCGTGTTTGGCCGGGTCAGCCTGCACGGCGTCAAAGACGCTCTCTGCCGCACCTTCCAGGAGGGCACCGCTGGCACCGCCTACCCCGGCGAGGGATTCGTACTCGCCGGTCGCGAACGCGCCGCCGAGGTGGCCGCTCTCGTGCAGCTGCTGGTCCGCAAGGGCTGGCTAGCTCGCGCGGAGTTAAAGGCCGCCCCGCTGTACCGGTACCTTGCCCGCTTCCCTCCTGAGCGCGCCGCCACCCTGCGCAAGTTCTACGAGGAGTCTGCGCGCCGACCTCGCCACAAGTACAAGACGTTTCTTAAAGCGGAACTTCTGGCGAAAATGGTCGACTGCGAGATGGACCTCGTGACCAGCCGCGCGATCCAAAACCCCGACGAAGCCACCACTGTGTCTCTCGGACGCTGGTGGCTCAGCGTCGGCGACGAGCTCAAGCGGCAATGGGCTCCCCCTGGCCCCATCGTCTACACGAGCGGACTGAACGCTCGCGAGCTCGGCGCCCTGGCCGACACGTGGCTGTCGCGCACGGATTGGCGAGCAATAGAAGGTGATTGCTCGCGGTGGGACGGGCGCTACCTGCTCGCCTGTGCGTCTTTCTTTATCGCCCTCCTGATCCTATGGAGCGTGCCGGGCTACGTGCGCGACGAGGAGTGCCGCAGTGGCTTCAAACTCGACACCGATTTGGCGCGGTTCCTGATCGGTTTCTGCCGCCTATCGGGCGTGGGACAGACCTCTTGTGGCAACTCAGCCAGCAACGTTGGCTGCGCCATCCGCGGCCTGGTCGTGCGCGACCCGAACCTCGACCACCCTTTCTTGC